CTCTGAGGGTGCGTCTAAGCCATCTGATAGCCGTGATACAGTTGTGTGTCTGGCCTGCCCATAAGATATGCGTTTTAGCAAAATTCTGTGAGCCGACACCGAATTTATCATCAACAGACAGTGCGTTGGTATCAAATCCTTTGTTCATGGCTTTCTGCCATTCTCCAACACGGGAATTATTGAGATAATACCGCTTGTCACCTTTCCAAGATTCATCTACCGGTTTAGGTGCCGGTGCTACAGTCGGTTTCTGTACCGGAGTTACCGTACCGCCCAGGTCCTTATAGAGATAGTTTACATCTACATTTCCAGGGATTCCAGGAATAGAGCCTTTTGATGTGTACTGCCACATATCAATTCCGTCTACTCCGGCAGATTTAGAGCCGTAAGATGCAATCCACAGAGAATATCCCCATGTCTGACCGATATAGTTCTTATACCATGATGTAGATGCATAGATTCCGGCTTTATAGCCATGCGCAACCATTTCGTCACAAAATGCTTTTGCATTGGCTTTTGCAACACCCTGTGTTCCCGGCTGTTCGCTGTCGAAATATACTGGCCATGCCGGGGAATGTCCATTTAGAAGTCTTAATGTGTGGTTGATTTCTCCCTGTACTGCACCTGTAGTCTTTGCGTAAGAATACAGATATACACCGTAGGGGATGCCAAGACGTTCACATTCAGATACATTTCTCAGCCATTTTTTATCATCCTGTCCGATCTGATCTTGTCCATATCCACATCTGATGATAGCACCTACAATGCCGGATGCTTTTACTTTCGCCCAGTCGATGTTCCCGTTATGTTCAGAAACATCGACTACCCTACTCAATATATCCCTCCTGTTTTAGATATTCTTTCGTTTCTGCAATTTCTGATGCATGATCTTTCACAAACTTTTCTGCATCTGCTTTTTCCATGCCATAGTGTTCTGCCAATTCGTCTACAGTGTAACCGTAGGCACAGCTTTTGACTACTTCGCAAATGGTTTCTTCGCTCATTGTTGCCATATTTATTCTCCTTTTCTTAGTGATACAATAATCATGGCATTTTCTACTTTTTTTGCTGTGCCCGTACTTTCTTAAATAGCAATGGATTTTTAACCGATTCTAAATGGTCAGATGTAAAACTTCTTACATAGCACTTGTTACATTTCTTATTATGTTTTCAATATTGTTCATAAAAACACCCCTTTCAAGAATTATATTACTCTCAAAAGAGGTGTTTCCTGTATATTTTCTTTATTTATTCCTGTCTAAAAATTGCGTTTTGAATGCAAATTTTGATTAATCCACAAAACTCAGTTAGTAAATTAAATGGGAAGTGAATTTTGGTTGAAAATCAATCCTCTTATTTTGCATGTTTCTGTACCAGCCAAATCATATTTTGCCCATACATGCAATGTCAACTCTTTTTCAGTTATGTAAATATATGAATTAGAGATAGGATATACCCCTTCGTATTTTGAATAGACTGTACTATCACTCAAAATTGCATCTGAACCTGCTAAAGCAACACCCGTCGCTTTAGCGCTTATCCATGAAGCTGAGAAGTTTATGATTACAAGACTTCCTTTCGGTATGGAAATTTTTACACCAGAGTATTCATACTTTCCACCGCCATTATGAATAAAATCATTCTCCGTATTAATTAGGATAGGTGTTTTGCTATTTAATTCATTAAGTGCCCCTATAACCGTCTTATTTTGCGTCTCTAATTTTGCAAACACCTTGCTTGCAAGTTTGTCTAAAAAGTAGTCAGCTAAAGTAGACAATGTGACACGCTTATTTGCTTTTGGGTATTTATCCGCATCCAGTGTCATAACCTCATCAGTATCAGTCGGGTTTGTATCTGTAGTGTAATCTGTCCATTTTGCCATAATTATTCCTCCTTGAGATAGTTTTCTTTAATATAGTCATCTACCGCTTTCAAATGAGATAAAAGTTCATCACTCATTACGATAAAATTTCCCTTAACGTTTGGATTCAGCAATTCTCCTTTTTCCGAGACTTCGGAATAAGTGAAAGAAACTCTTTCACCCTCCCCTGTTGTAAATTTTGTAAAACTGGTTAACATTTTTTTCATATTATACCTCCGCTTGCATCGTATCTACATAGTTCTGATATTCCATTTCACCGATATATGCATAATCGATATCCCGTTCTTCTACGTTTTCATTGTAAACATCTATTCTGTCATATTCGTAGTCCTTTTGGCGTGCCTTAATTTCCCATGAAAAGTTTAGGTTTTCCGTGCCCTCTACGACAAAGTATGTTTCATGACGTTCAGATACCCATACATCACCTTTTCCGTTTTTCTGCAAAAATACTTGATATTTGCAACCGCTTGCAATAGTTTCTAAGAATATCGGGTCAATGCTGATATAGCATTTTCCGTCATATCCTATTGTGCCCTCTCCGACATCTCCGAACATTGGTGCCGGAGTTTCGTAAGCGTTCAAAAGTCTTTTTGAATAGCTTTTTGTGTTGACTGCCCTGCTCTTTTTACCTGTTACTGAAAAATCACCTGTAATACTAAGATCTTTATGTATCCACCAGCTGTATTTTGTTTGGAAATCTGCCACTTGTGTACCAGTATCATCCCACATTCCAATATAATCTGGGTCAATTGCAACTCCCTGCCCATTGGTACGATTTGTAAAAACACTAACCCCTCCTTGTAATTTTACATATTTTTCGTATTCACCAGAAGAATCTACTCCATCTATGTATGAAATGATAGGTTGACCTCCATATGTTTTCAATCCTTTGTTATCAACAGAAAGGCTTTTCCAACCAGCAGAATGATATACTTCAAGCGTTCCTTGTTCGTTTGCTTTACCACCTAATTTAAGTGTACCGCCCTCTGCATAAGAGAAATTAAGATAAATTTTTCCATCTTTAAGAAACAGTCCTTGAACCTGTCCGTTGTTTGTCAGTCGGTTAAAGATATTTTCCTGTGTCAGTGCTTCGTCCAATTCATCTACTGCGGAATCATCCGTATATTTAACAGCTTTCTCCCAATCCGTAGTTACAAATGCGCCGGATGCTTTAGCAACTTTACACCGCATCAAATCTCCGTTTTTCCCCTGTGTCCAAAGGTCACCGATATCATAAGGTGGTGCCGGTGTGGTGACGAATACTCTGCGCTTGCTGTCTGCCGTGTCCTGTGCATTGGACGCATCATTCATTGCCTTGTCTATTTGGCTGTCCTTTATGCGGAACCACTGCCATACACTATCAATCTTAAGGAATCGGTATGTATAACCTTTTGTTTTCCAAAAGAACAGGTCACCGTTGTGCACGGTTTTTAATTCATCGGTTGTCCATGCGGATGCCGGAACGTTGCTAAGTGTCGGCTCGTAATCGTAGAAATAGGTGTCAATCTTTCCGTCAATCTGTGTCTGAATATCTTCTATCTTCGGAGAATATGTGTTTTTGATGAAATCATTAACTGTAGTATCATCCGTATATCCGTCTTTCTTCTTCCAGTCTGACGAATTATAAGAACCGCTTGTTCTTGCGGTCGTACAAACCAAAATAGAACTTCCGGTAAAATACACATCGTTAATGTCGTATGGTGGAACAGGTTGTGATGTAAATATCTGTGCTTTTCCGTCAATTTCATCAAATACCGCATCCGGTGGAGTTGTTTTCATTTCATCCCATACACTACCGTTGTAGATGTAAGATTTCTGTTCGGAAGTCTTATACCACAAATCACCTTTGTGCTGTGCTTTGAGTTCCGCTGTTATCCAAGCTGTTGCCGGATCAGTGTCCTGTCTCCATGTTTCGGCTTTACCGTCAATCTGTGTCTGAATTTCTTTCACGGTATCCGCATACTCGCCAGTCATGAAGCTTTTTAGCGCACTATCATCCGTATAGTTATCTTTCTTTCCCCAGTCCGAAGCGTCAAAGTTTCCGCTTGCTCTTGCGGTCGAACAAACTTTTATATCCGTACCTGTGAACCATGTGTCACCAACATCGTAAGGTGGCTTTGGCTGTGTGACATAGATAGATGCTTTCCCGTCAATTTTATCAAATACTTCATCCGGGATAGAGGATTCAACCCAGTGTCCGCTCTGATAAATGTATTCTTTATTCCCTGTCTTGGTGTGCCACAAATCTCCCTCATGCATGGCTTTTTCTGATTCTATGACAAGCAAGATTTCGTTCCCGTTCACATCAAGAATCTTGTTTCCGCTAACATCACACCATGCAGTTGTTTCTACTGCTGTCCAAGAAAGAGCCGGGTCTTCATCTTGATACCATGTTTCAATTTTTTGATCGAGCTGTTCTTTGATTTTTTCAACGTCTTCTGCATAAGTTATATTGATAAAATTCTCAACGGTTGTATCATCGGTATATTTAACTGCCTTAATCCAGTCACCTAGACTATACTTTTCGCCATCTTTCTTAGCTGTCACACATCGTTTTAAGTCTGACGTATCATCACCAACCCACAAATCCCCAATGTCATAAGGTGGAAATGGTGTGGTAACAAATACACGCTTTTTGGTCATAGCAAGGTTATTTGCACTTATTGCATCAGCATCCGGCATTTCCTCCCATGCAGAGCCGTTCCATCTCTTTGTTTTCTGTTCATCCGGGTTATACCACAAATCTCCCTTGTGATTTGCTTTCAGTTCGTCAGTAGTCCATGCTCCGGACGGATTAACAGACTGGTTATATGTCTCAATCTTACCGTCAATCTGTGTCTGTAAGTCTTCTCCGAGTGCGTAAAGTTCTTTTTTAACTTCATTCGCCTTTGTGTCATCCGTGTATTTAGATGCCTTTTCCCAATCTGTTTCAGAAAATGTGGCAGATTCAGAACGTGCGGTCTTGCATCTCATGATATCCCCGTCACCGCCTTGAACCCAAAGGTCACCGATATCATAAGGTGGTGCCGGTTGTACAACAAATACTCTTCGTTTTCCGTCTGCGGTATCCTGTGCTTTCTCTGCTGCTGCTAATGCTTTTGTAATATCGGTATCCTGTATTAACTGCCATTTCCAAGTGCCGGTAGCATCTTCTTGCGTGAAGCGGTACGAATATCCTTTGGACTTCCAATAAAACAAATCTCCCTCATGCTCTTTCCTGGTTGTCTCGGTTGTCCATTCGGATGCCGGGTAATTCTGCATGGTTGGCTCATAATCGTAAAACCAGTTTTCAATCTGCCCGTCCAGACGTGCCTGTATCTGTGCAATGATAGGGTCGTAGGTCGCTGTGATAAAATCATTCAAGCCAGAATCATCTGTGTATTTGTTACGCTTTTCCCAGTCGGAAGAGGTAAAATCTCCTGTATCACGGCTTTTTACGCACGTCATAATATCAGATGTGGAACTGTCAAACCACAAATCACCGGAACTATATGGTGTAGACGGTGTATTAATGAATATCTGTGCTTTCCCGTCAATTTCATCAAATACCGCATCCGGGACAGGCATTTTTACCCACTCGCCGGATTCTGAATATCGGTACTCTTCGTTTGTGGTTGTATTCTTCCATAAATCACCGATATGAGATGCCTTGGTTTCCTCGAAGTAGAGATACATTTCATTCCCGTCTATGTCAAGAATCGCATTTCCATCCACATCACACCAAGGTATTTCGGTGATTTCACCCCAGTTAACCGCCGGGTCGGTAGGCTGATACCATGTTTCAATCTTGTTTGTAACTTGGTCTTTCAGATTATTGATGTCTTTTGTGTATACATTGTCAACAAACTTTTTGACAGCTATGTTTGCAATAGCTTCAAGTGTCTGTCCACCGATGGCCAATGATTTCGCACGGATATCCACACGGCCTGTTTCGGTATCTGCATAAAACGTGATATTGCCATCTTTGTCCCTGATAGTTAATGCACCGGTATTGATATAATCCGCATTTATTCCGATGGCATACAATACTTTTGCTACTAAATCACCAGTGAGAAAGAAGCCGTAAGGATAGGTCTGCCCACCGTCTGTTGATACACCTACAGCATCGGATGTAATCTTGATGACGTTTTCGGATTCACTCATTGTCGGCTTGTCATGCAGATATGTTATATAAGAGCCGTCAGACTGTTTCACCTTACTGGTGTACATTCCTTTTGCATTGGCAAGAGTGGTCTGCAAATTCTCAATAGCGGATTCCATTTCCTTGCGATTTTTATTTGCTTCTGCCTGTGCTTTGTGATACATCTCGGCAGATTCACTGTAGTATGTACTGCTATTTGTTTCCGGGTCTTTAATACCGCAAGACAGTTCTGATTCTCCCGGATAGGAAAAATCATGTGTGGTTATCACTGTTTTGTACGCTTTGTCGTTTTGGTCTACGATAACGGCACAATCCATGATTTCTGCGGTCGGGTAAGGGAAAAATGTGCCTGAGAACGATGTCAGTGTCACACCATTCAACACACCTCCGATTAATTCCAGTGCTTTTTCTTCTGCGCCAGTGATTAATGGATTGGTTATGGTCAATGCATAGTCATCCGTTCCGTTCAGATATTCTACATCCTCATTGTTTACACGCTTTGTAGTTCTGATTCCAGTAATTGTTACCGGGTTCATCCCTACTGTTGGATAATCCGAATATTCGGATAAAACATGGTACTTTGCGTTTTGTGTTGATAATTCCGTGTACAGAGTACCGTCTGTAACGTCCTTAAGTGGCTCAAAATCGTAACTTTTAATGCTAAGTGAACCATTCTTAATGATTGCATTTCCGACCGCTATTTGAGCAATATATCCAATGATTTTACGAGCCGTTGTCTTTTCCGGCATGCTCTGAATTTGAAAATCTTCATTTTTAAAATGAGCATCTGCAGCTGTAATTCCAACGAACGCACAGACTTCTAATAACAGGTTTCTTGTAGTTGCCGGATAGGAAAGTTGAGAAGTAAATTCTTTATTGGCTTTATACATAGCATCATAAGCCGTGATTTCTATAACTTCTCCCGTTGCTACCGGAGAAGTGACATAAAATACGCCCTCATTTATTCTTTCCTGTGTACCATCTTCCAAGTCTGCTTCTGTGTATAATGTGATTTGTGAATAAAAAAAATCATAATCCGAAAATCTTCCGTCCTCATTGAATAAGGACAATGTGATAGTTTTGGACAGAGCGGAACCCAGCGGTAAATCATCACCGCCGGATTCCGAATATCCGTTGTCAGAAATGGAAAAATCATCCTCTGAATCTAATGTTATTTCAGTTCCGTCCGCAAACAAAACTTTTGCATAAGCATAGAACAGACCGCCTTTTTCTATAATGTTTTTGAGTTTATCACTTACGTTTTTCATCTTCTACCCCTAACTTATTAAGGTCAGCGACTATCTCTTTCGATAGCCGGAATTATTTATATAACCAGTGGATTAATACAGGTAACTTGGAAACTCAATTCGTTATACCTTTCTTCTCCCTCATTGAGCCGGATAACCGGAAGATTGAAGTTCGAAGCATAGAATTTTCCATTTTCCCACCTAGCTTTGTATGCATTGAAATGGAAAAAGTCAAATTCATCTTTATTTACGATTTGTGCCAGTATGCTAGATGCTTTTTTTGCACTGATATCCGTCCATTTCACATTGTATGATTCCACTGTGAACATGACTTTATTCTTCATTTTCCCCCTTGGGGTTCTCCCGGACTTTGCAGTAGAGGTTGTAGCAAGTTGTACTGTATATCCATCTTCGTCAACGTCCGGGGCGGTGTATGTTCCGAATCTTAAATGCTCCTGTGCCATATCATCACCCCCTACGCCATCTCAAACGGATTCATACCCGTCTGTGACATTACTACTTTTCCCTCTTCTACCACTGCTTTATATATCTGCTTTCCTTTCAGGTATACCGGGATTTCAATGCGTTGTTTCTGTCCACTGCCGGATTCTTCCCTTACGATCTGCCGGATCAAGTTTTCCGGTGCTTCGATGTTGTTTCCGTTCTTCTGGTCACCGAGTACCGCCATGAACTCTTTGTTTGGTGGAATTACTGCACCTTTCGCAAGATATGGGATGTAGTTCGGACTCCAATATCCGATATTAAATCCAACAGAACTCCAACCTGTAAACTCCTGCAACCATTTTGGCAACCGAATATTCATGTGGTTCATAGCACTTGCAAATCCGTTCTGCATCCTCTGGAATCCACGTAACATAGCGTTCATAAAGCTGATGATTAGATTTACTGGACTTTTTACAGCTGCTACCATTGCGTTCCAAATTCCGGTGAATATATTCTTAATACCATTCCACGCTCTTCGCCAATCTCCGTAAAAAACACCGTTAAAAAAATCTATGACTCCGTGAAAGATTTGCTTAATTCCTTTGACAAAATTACTAATATCTTTTGCAAATCCCTCCATGTACATGCCTATAATTCCAAATGCCTTAACCCAGTCACTTTTGAACGCACCGGTAAGGAAAGTGATAATTTTCCCAAGCGCTTTTAAAATTCCGGCTGATACTTGCGCTACAATTCCTACTAGATTTAGCGCCATGTTTATTATTCCACCGACTATCGGGGCGAGAATCGGGAGTATATTTTCTACAATCCATTCAATTAATGGTACAAGCACCTTGTCCCATAAAAGTTTCAGTAAATCAATAACTTGTCCAAGTACATTAAGTAACTGATTTATCGCATCTTTAACCGAGCCATTCAAAACTTCATCAACCTTTTGTGCCAATACATCCAAAATCGGAGCTACATACTCGTTATACGTATCAAGTATGGTTTCTACGATTTCAGTAAGTCCATTGCCTATCTCTTGCAAAAATGGATGTATATGCTGATCGTAAAGTTCGGTAAGTTTGTCGGCTACACCCTGTAAAAATGTCTCTATTGACTGTGCAACTTCTTCTATCGGTTCAAGCGTGCTGTTTATTGCTTCGATGAACTTTTCTTTGTTTTCGATGAATGGCTTAGTCAATGCATCCAAAATGTCACGTCCAAGAGCTGATGCAAGTAATACAACTTCGCCAAATGCTGTCATGAAAATGCCAAGGATATCACCTGTAAGGTCTTGTGCTGTCTGAGTTCCAAACGTCTGCTGAAAGATATAAGCTAACGCTTCGGTTAAATTCCCGATGATATCATTAATGCCTGTCCAAATGTCAAACATTCCTATCAACCATTTTTTTATTCTTCCGGTATTCTCTGATAGATAGCTTTCAATGCCACCTACAATATTTACCGCAATGGTAAGTCCGACCGAAGTAAACGAGCCTACTACTCTTCCAAGGTTATAAACGAACGACTTTGCAAACCTATGTGCTGCTGCCTGTACATTTTCATCTGTAAAGATGTCTTTTAAATGGTTTCCGATTGATGTTAAGTCGTTCTGTAATTCTTCCAACATTGGCTTATAATCACCAAGTCCATCCCAAAAGCCACTCATGAATATATCTCTAATCTTTTTTAGCTTGTCCAAGATATCGTCCATAAGGTTTGAGAAGCCATTGCTGATAGCAACTTCTTCAAACATTGGTGACGTTCCACTACCACCGCTAGTATTCGGCGTACTACTTGATGGATTTTTAGAACCGGAATTGTTTTTGTCCTGTTGCTCTGTGTATCGGTTCAGATCATCCAACGGCGAAAGATAGTCCTCCGTAGCGTCAGTTGCGTCCTCTGTAGCGTCTGCAACATCTTTTGTACTGTCTGCGTCTTTCTTTGCGCTGGATGCCGTCTTGTCCAAACTCTTTGCATAGTCTTTTTGTACTGCTATAGCTTTCGTATATGTTTTCTTACCGCTTAGGAAAGCGAAAAACATACTTACATAACTTGCAGCTGTCGATATCATGTCGATAAACTTAGACAGTATCGGTGCTACTATGGAAAGTATCGGGGCAAATGCTGTTGCGAGTGAGTTTTGCAAGCGTACCAAACTGCTCCACAACATCGACAAGCTGTTATTCGTATCACTGGAATACTGCGACAGGTTGTCGAATCCACCTTTGATTCCACTCATCACAGCCGAAAACGCACGGAAAGCAACACTCATAAGCAAAGACATGCCAAGCATACGGCCAATGCTCATTCTTGCACCACCGGCAGATTTTGAAACACCTTTTATGGATTTTGATGCCCGCTTGCCGGACGAACTCATTTTATCGTTCGCATCTGAAGCTTTAAGCGTTTTGGACTTATATTCGTCTACAGTTCCTTTTATGGATTTGTAAGACGTATTTAACCGATCATTGATATTTGCGAGTTTGTCTTCTGCTGCTGCAAGCTTTTCCATATCGGATTTCGGCAGTTCCGTATTTTCAATGGTTTTAAATGCTTTACCGCTTTTCTCCAAATCAGATAATTTTTCTTTAGTATTCTTGATTGAATCTTCCAATTCATCCACATACCGCTGTTGATCTCTAAAAATATTGGAATTAACATCTCCACCATTAGATTTAAACCACTCCTGTGCCTTTATAAGCTCATTCATTTTTTCTGTAGTGGTCTCTATCTTTTCCTGTAAAGTCTTATATTCCTCTGTCGGAATCTTCTGGTTGCCATATTCAGCTACTTTTCTTTTTAATTCTTCTACTTTTTCGGATTGCCTAGCATATTCCCGGCTAAGTTTTGAGAACGAATCAATCTGCTTCTCTATTGATGCTTTGGTTTTGGCACTAACTCCATTCAGTTCATTCGCCATTTTTCTCAGTGATGATTCTATCTCTCTGCCACCGGCACTCATACCATCCGAGTTGATTTCGGTATCAATAATAATGCTACCGTCTGCCTGTGCCATAGCAATTCCTTTCTACCGTTAATTCTTTACGGTCAGCGAGCATCTACGATTGATGCCCGGTTATTTCTTCTTGAACCCGAAAAGTTCTCTTAATTCTTCCTTTTCGGCTTCGCTACGTTCCTGTGTTTTGGTCTTTAGATCAACCATGTTTTTGTGTTCTTTATAATAATCCTCTTCCCACTTTTCCAGTTTTTTTCCTCTTCTTTTTTTGTCCCTTATACTGACAATAGTGGAAAATGTGCTTTCTCCTACTTCCATATATGCACCAAGGAATGTCCACCAATGCATATATTCTTCCGAACGCACATCCTTTCCTATGGTCTTGTTAATGGCTGGGATTACAACAGGAGCATCTTTTTCCCAATCCATCAACTGCGGTCTTGGCTTTTTGCTGTCTTCTTTGAATCCGCAATCTATGAATTCCCCGCCTTTTTTCATGGCTTCTTCATAGTCTCTAGGGTTCATGCTGTCGAAATCAATATACAGAATTTGCAGTAACGTAAGCGCACGCTCTTGATTTTTTTCTTCTTCCGTCATATCAGGTTCAAATATTTCCGGGTCGTTCATAGCAGAAAGAATATCCAATATCACACGAAAATCTGTGCGTATCCGATATTCTTTGCCATTAACATCTAAGGAAGTGGGAAGTTTCCACGCATACATTAGTTATGGTACTTTGCCACATATTTGTTCATGCGACGTTGTACCTTTTTTGATCTGTGATGAAATTCTCTCTCAATTACTTTTGCAACTGCATTGAGAACATTTTCTACATACAGTTCCCCGTTTTCCAATGCCGAAAACGCCCCAAGAATCTTGAAAAAGGATTCTTCCGCATCTGCATTGATGAGATAGGATATTTTTTCCACAATCTCTTTCTCTGCTTTTGATACTCCGTCTTCACCATCCGGAATTTTGTAAGTGTTGAAAAATTCAATCACTTCATCCAGTCGGTTTACAATATTTGTATCTGATGGACGGAACTCAAACACACCAAGTTTTTTTCCTTTTTTGTTCTCGATAGTATAGGACTTTGAACCATCATCAATGATGATTTTGTTTTCATTGGACGGCTTAATCATTTTATTGCTCATAAGACACACCTCTTTCAGAATTAATCAGCCAGTGAATTTACGCTTGCCGGTATCGTACCAGCCGTAAACTTCGGGTTTCCTGTTTTAAGTGATTCAGCTGTTACATAGCCTTTTGTTCTATTACCATCAAACGAGATGTTAAATGGGATATTCACTCCGGCTGTGTCACCACCGTAGCTCTGAGGTTTTACGAGTACTTCCTGTACATAGGCAAGATGATTCGTTGCGCTTGTGTCTTCCACGATCACTTCAAGCATCAGTGTTTTGCAAGCATCACCTTTTAACTGGTCAAGTGCAACGTTTCTAATGTGTGGATATAATTTTGAATCCGGATCCGCATAGAACGGGTCTGCACTAATGGACGGCTCATACCCGTTGTCTGTTGTTTTTGTCTTGCCGAGAATCGTTTTCTTGGTTGATGTATCCGGGTTGAGTTCGACAGACATTTCTTCGATGTCTTCTCCGATAACTTCAAACTCTGCGGATTCTAAGACTTTTTTGAACGTGGTGTCTAAATAGTGCGCTAATGCTTCACGATTTAACTGTCCCATATTATCTTTCCTTTCTACCGTTAATTTTTTACGGTCAGCGAGCATTTCTTATTGATGCCCGGTTAATTAGTTCTTCTGAATATATTCCTGTATTTGAGAGACATACTAATCACCCAGTCTTGCACATTGTTTTCGTAAGTTTTGTCAAGGTATGATGGTGTGATTCTTGTAATCTCTTCTATTTTTCGTTCTTCTGTAAGTGCTGGGTAAGATGTAAGCTTATGCTTTTCGCCATCAATCACGACTGCTTGTCGTTCCAGCCATTTACCTACACTATCAAGAAATTCCTTGATATCCGCTTTCATATTCGGAGAATCACGGGATGTCCTGTACACGATATAAAATGGGTAATTGCAAAGCTGATTCACCTTACCTGTTATTGATTTTTTCTCCTGTGCAATCACCGCACCGGATACCGGATAGAATGCTATTCCATCATCTTCTTTTAAAGTGGAGAATTTAAACACTTCTCCGGTTTCCAATCCCGGATACTGATTCAGCAAATCTTTAAGTGCATTTGTTACAATGTCATATCCGTCAACATCGTATTTCACTGTTTTTTTACTATCCACCGCCTGCACGTTTCTTCACTCCTTTTACCCATGTATCGCAAAAATCATCTTTAGCAGCATCAAACCAATGATCTGTTGCAAAAGGGTTTGGTTCCTTTGAGAACTGAATATCACGGTCTGTTACCACCTTTTTCGCCCCCGGTCTCGCCCACGGTGATCTTGTTTCCGGGTCTACCATAACTTTCCCCATGTACAGGTATCTTGCGTAAGGACCATATCCGGCATAAACCTTTCCACTACCTTTCAAGGATTCATTCTGCACACTAGTAGTATCAACCAGCATCCCGTCTCTTTGTGGAATATACTTTTTTGTGCCTGTCCATACCTGTTCATCTAACCAAAGTTGAGCATCTTGGAATTGCTTTTCGAATCGGTCAAGATTCACATTCACTTTGATGTCAGCTTCAACTATCGAGATGTTCGGAAAATGGAACATTCTGCTACGTGCCATTTACTTTCCTCCTATCTCAAAATGTGGGATAAGTGTGTATGTTCCGACATTGGTGATTAAGAATATATTGTCGTGATTTTTGTTCATGTAATCATAAAAGCCACCATCTCTCCGGCTCTGATAGTCTTCGTCTGCTATCATCTTTTCGTCATGTTCGCCCTCAATGAAAAAGTCACCGCTTGCAAATGTAACGGTATGTCCAAGCGTATCGTTAATTTGTTTCGCCCATTTTTTAGGCTCAAGATACTTTTTGCCAACTACTACTTTTTCATTGGATACCATGCCATACAGAACATGGAGCGTTGCCGTGTCAGCCGTATCAAGTCCTGTTTTTTCAATATTTGCGGATTTATCAACAATGAGTTGAACACCTTTAATTACGGTCGGATACCAAAATATTTCATCTTTCTGATTCACGTATTTGTTAAATACAGTTATGGTTTTGTCGTACATTGGCATCACCTCTCGTTAATAAAACTTCTTACCGCATTTTTCACACTTCCATATGTGCCTTGTTTCTTTTATCCCATTTCCGATATCTTCCAGATACGTTCCGGCATGGATTTTCTTTTTGTGTTTGCAAAATAATTTATTGATGATTCTTAACACGCTTTCCTCATAATCCGGCATACAAAAGGCAAATGCCCTTGTCGTTGGTTACTCCGGCAAGATACTCTGTAGCAACGTTTAGCAACAAGGCATTTTCCACTTTTTTATCCATAGCTGCCTGAGCATACACATTGCTACTTATATTACTTCCAGTAACATAGGATATGCTTTCGTTCCCCGAAGAAACAGAAGAGACGGCCTTGTTAACGACCGTCCCATCTTCTCTCTGTATAGTTCCTATTGTATCCATAAAAGCCTTTTTAATCTGATCAATTTGATACATGGTATCAGCAACCGCACAGACAGCCTTTTGTACTTTCGTTTTAGCTCGCTCATTTTCTGGAAGTCCGTCTACAAGGCGGTCGAAAGTATATTGGTCTATGCGGTCACTGGCACGATCTGCATATTTTAGGAAGTTACTTTCCGGAACAGCATCACCATAGAATTCGTTTTTGTAAAATTCATAATCTGTGTACGCCATAATACTCACCCTGCTACTTCTGATCTGCTTTTGTGGTAGATCTTCTGCCTTTGTTTTCGCCTTTAATTTCTTTGTATTTGTTTGTATTGTTCTCCATCAACTGAGCACTCGTTTCATGCTCAGTTGATAAAATTCTTCCTGTTTCCAAGTCTTCAAACCGTCTCATGCTTACTCACCTTTCTTATTTTTAAAGATAAGGTCAGGCATTACAGATTTTGTTCCGTAATGGTAGAAGAGTTCAATGCCATATGCTTCTGAAAGAGGAATCTTCTCAGCACTGTATGGTGTGGATTTAACAGGCTGTGCGATAGCTCCATCCACCATCACGATCACATCAACGTCTGTCGGCATGTGCACGCATGAGAATGTTTTTACGCCATGATAAGCGTAGAACTCTTCGTCAGCCACGCCAACACCAGGCACTGTAACTTTGTCCAGATATGTGCGGATTTTTCCGTAGAATTTCGGTGTACAGATCATGTTCATCATAGAACGTGGTACTCCGTCCACATATTCATTCTTGGTAGTTTCGCACTGCTGAATCATGGTTTCAGCCTGTTCCTCAATAGCTGTAATACCTGTTAAATCAACTTCTGTCGCATCTGTTCCGGCAACTTTGAAGAACTCAGTGTCGAGTTCTGCGATCATTCTAAGCGCATGGTTTGCTGTTCTTTTTGCAATAAGTCCCTCTACTCCGAGAAGAGATACGTCTTTTTGTTCAACCTCTTCTACGATTTCCTTATCTACATCAATCGGAATCGTAACCGGCTTTCCTTTTACTCCATCACCTTTAGATGCACCTCTGGCGGTTCCGTAATTCTTAGATGTCGCATTTGCGAATCGTTTTGCTTCTACGGTTCCGGCAGACGGATCACCGGAAAGTTCGGTATTCTTCATTTTTCCAGAAATAGTGTTCTTCTGGACGTTTTCGATGACCTTTCCGTACTCTTCTGCAAGAAGCATTTTTCCGGTTGGGTCAAGTAACATGTTTAATGATGTAATTCTTGTTGTTTCTGCCATTTTTGTTCTCCTCTAATTCTTTAAGGTCAACGACTATCCTCTATTGATAGCCGGTTCACAGTATGGTTTTACCAAACAGTTCCAGGAACAAACGGCTCTGCTTTCTGTTCACTTCCACCTTTTTCTGTAGGTGTTGTGAATACAGGTGGTGTCTTACCATCCGTCACGAAAGCATCTTTCTGAGATTCTTTCAGTTCTTTCATGTAATCATCAAGACCAAGAATCTTTTCACCCTCACGTTTCAGACCCTTGTCTTTAATCATGTTGATGATTCCTGTTTTGGCAAAATCAGAACTGAATTTCTCGCCCGCAAGAGCCTTTGTCAGAACATCGTTGAAGTCTCTTTCTTCAATCTTCTGGTTGTACTCTTTTTCACTGGCATCAAGCTTGTCTTTCCATTCTTTTTCCGCATTCTCAGCTTTTGTCTTCCACTCATCACGTTCTCTTGTGATCGCATCGAAGTCTTTTCCCTCGAACCCGTCCAAAGTCTCTTTCGCTGTTTCATACTGTGTTTTAAAGTTGTCACGTTCCTGTGTCAGAGTTTCTACTTTTCGTGTCTGCTTATCATAGTCAGATACGCTTTTGTAATTCTCTTTCACTGCATCTTCGATTGTCTTTTTCTGCTCATCTGTAATTTCAAGACCAGCATCTTTGATAATCTGAATAATATTTTTCATGTTGCATATCCTCCTCAACGTCTCTTATTAACCGCTTCGTCTGCGGTAGGGATTCAGACAGATGAACCTCTGTCGGGGTAATCGGGACACACGGAATCGAACCGTGGACATAAGTCTTTTTTTAAAAGAGATGATTGTGACTTTTGTTCTACCATTGAACTATATCCCGTTAGTGGTTGGTGTAAGTGTTCCCTCTATACAGTTCCAACCACTGTTACGGCTATTTGACGGTCAATCTGCATATTGTTCCGTAACTAACTCTATACAGAAAAAGGATAGCCGGACATAACTCCATGTACTGGTCTGTACACTATCCTTTGCGGAAAGCTGGTGCTTTATCATATTATATCTTTATGAGGTAACATAAGATGACGATTCCCCAAGTCCGCAACCTTAGGGGGAAAGCCTAACGGGCGTTTGACCGCCCTTTAATCAGCATTCCGCTATTAGGCTTTATTGAAAGGATGTGTATCAAGCAAGAAAAGAAAATGTCCTATGTGATTCACCGTATATATCGTAACATTAATATATATAGTACTCCGTACCCATGTTTTTACATTTCCGCAAGCTTCTTGATTTGCCTTTGAATCTCTTTACGTTCTTCTGCAAAATCTGAATCCATCACCATAGATGAAAGCATGTCGTACACTTCTACCATAAGTTTCCCGACACTTTCCATCAGTTTGTCTCTGTGCGCTTGATCTCCGTTCTGCTGATACATCTCTTTCGCCATAATGTACTGGTCATATAGTGCATCAATGTTTTTATCGTACTTTCCGTTACTGTACTTCTTGATAAGGTTTTCTGATGCATCCGCAATCATCCCTGGTACGCTTTCACATTCCAAAGATTTCATATTGCACAATGTAGATGTAATCATGTACATTGCCTGTAAGTTAGACATATTTAAGTCTTTCTTTGCAGATGCTTTTTCACGTTCAAGCTGTTCTTCCAAAATCTTTTTTATCTCGCTCATTTATTACACCCCGATTCCTTTCATTTTCTTTTTGTATTTGTCGTGAATCTCCGATTGGATTTCTGTGATGTATACCATGTCGTATCCGGTAGATATGAGGTCGTTAATCATACATTCTACAGTTTTTAATTCTTCGCTTACATCCTCTACCAAACATTCCACGAACATAGCATCAGCCACATGACCGTTTTCTCTTAGTGTGTGTGCGTACTGTTCGTACACTTCCTTTGTTTCGGATTCCCAATTGTGGTACTCAACAAATCCATCTTCTACGGCTTTCTGCTTTGTGCTTTTCCCAACGCTTAACCGTTTGGCCGTTCGCCACGCATCCGGGATAACATTCACTTTTCCATCAAACACATCATCAATAAGCTGATTGTGATGGTTTATAAAATATCGGCACACTTTCCTACGTTCCAAGCTTTCCGCAATGTGCTGGTACTCATGCATCCGCTTAAAGCCTTTTAAGCCAAGGAAATCGAAGTAGTCAGCAAACTGTCCGTGCATCATGACCGCTCCGATAAACCGTTCATTGATTTCGGCAAAGATTTCTTTCGGAGTTTTAACATCTAGGTTGCTTTTAAAATCAATCATAGAAACTCACCCCTTTTCTATGAGAGCTTTTTAATGATGATATTCGCATCCTTAACCAATGTTTCGACTGTGCCAACGTTGCCAACCGATACAGTGACGCTACTTCCGGCCGGAACTGCAATCAATGTAGTTGCTCCGACATTCTGATACACATTTGCCGTTGCTACTGTATAATCCATTTCTGTACCGGCAATCGGTTCTCCGTTCTGTTTGATAGATAACGCTACTGCGCCTGTTGTAGCTGATGTAACATTTCCATTAAACTCAACTTCGACCGCCATCGGCAGATTTCCACGGTTTGTGATTTCAAAAAGTCCACTGCCGTTGTCATGTGCAAGCCACCCTGTGTTACAAGCACATCTACGGCTTTTCACTCTTGTTTCCGTAAATAATACATTCTGATTTGTTGCTACTGTCTGAGCGTTTTTAGCAATAGAATTTAACATATTTTTTCTCCTTTCTAAAAAAGAGAGCAAGCGCATGCCTACTCTCTTTAATCTTCGCAAGACTACTTTTTCGTAGATATGGATTCTTCCAACATGCTTATGATTTTGTTTTGGTTTTCAATTATTTTTAAAAAATACTTACTGTCTTGTTCGTGCAAGTGTTTTTCGATGTCAGAATTACTCGCCTGTGATAGATCACTGTTAAAATTCGCAATCTGTAAAGCAACTCCGTACACTGTCAGAAAGTCAAGTAGTGATATATCGTTCACTTACATCACATTCCCACTTGCACAGCAACCATTGCCAAATGCGTTATACGCAAAGTATGGACTGCAAGACATATAAGCCGGTTTTGGTGTCGGTCTCACTGCATCAATAATGTTATTGGTCTGTGATACCTGTGAGATCTGCCAATATGCTGTCTGCAAATCTCTGTCACGATCAGCAAGCTTGTCTCTCAAGTTCTGAATCGTGTTATCCTGGATTAACTGGCGTGTAGCCTGTCCATCTGCCAAGATGCTTTCTTTAATATCACAGCAACACTGTGCCATCTGTGCCTGCATGTTCTGTGCCTGTAATGCTGCATCATATCTACTCTGTAAGATCTCTTTCTGTGTGTTGCAGCAACACTGAGCCTGCTGAGCCTGTAAGTTCTGCAAGCCAAGCTGTGTGGTATAGCGGTTCTCTAATACGTCTCTCTGTGTCTCGCAAGCTGTGTTAGACACATTCTGATTTGTGTTAAAGATATCTCTTTTCACGAATTCGTCAGAGACAAAAGCGTCCTGTGCTCCATTGTTGTTTCCCCATCCGTTACCGCAAAACAGGAAAGCAAGAATGATGATCCAGAACCATCCACCGTCACCCCACATGTTTCCATCGTTGTTTCTTGTGACTGCTGCTACATCGGCAGCACTAAGTGTGTTTAATCCCTCATTCATGTTGGTTCTCCTTTTCTTTTATTTATCAAGACGTGTGCACTCCGTCCGGATATCACTTTATTTTATTGATAATGTCGTTTGGATTCATGCCATTTTGCTGGCACATCTCCATAAATACATCTTTCGGGTTTCTTCCTTGGCACATATCCATAGCCTTTTTGATGTTCGGGTTGCTCTGCGCCATATTCTGTAACATTGCTCCAGGATTCTGTGTATTTTGCATCATCCCCATCATTCTTTGAATCATTCCGAATGGACTGTTGCCACCCGGCATACCTCCCATCATTCCCATTAACGGATTACTCATGCGTCAGCTCCCCTTTCTGTTCTTCCGGCTGAGGTTTCAATGTATCCAGTAATTTGTTGAATTCTTCTCTTGTTACGTACTTAGCGTCCATGTTTTCCGCTACAGGTTGTGGATTGTTCGCCTGTACCTCATGAAATTCAAAAGCTTTAAACGTAACACTTCCCACGCCGTCAACAGATTTAACATAAAAGTATGGCGCATTGTTATCCATCATCCAAGCCGTTGTTCCCGGCTGTACAATCTGATTTCTTGCCCCGTCAATTCCGGCTACCTGTATCCAGTTCACATTCGGCTGTGGCTGTGTCTTGTATTGCTGTTGAGCCTGTGATAAGTTGTCTATCCGTTGTCGTAATGCCATCTGGTCTTGCATATAAGCATCCTGTGGCATGTACGGTGTATATGACATATATGGATTCATACTCATACCTCCTGTAAATTAGCATTTGTTGTTCTCTATGCTTTCATTTTACGCATAAAAAAGAGACCTTAACAGTTCGTTAAAGTCTCTAAAAAGTATCACTTATTATTTTGCGCGTTTTGAATTTTTAATATGTTCCGCAATGACACTACCGCACCCACGGCAGTACATTTTACCATCTTTTTCTTTTGCACACATGCAATTATGGACTTCACCACATTTTTCTTCGTTTACTTCTACATAATCTTTCATATTTTTCTATGTCCTTTCTTACAGTACTCCCAGTTCTTCAAACACTTTCATGATTTTAGGAAATTGAATGGCGAACCAGTCAACGATTGTTTCTTCATGTCCGAACTGTTTATAATGTTCAAAGTTTGCCTGTAATCCACTTTCAGCAAGAAAAGCATGTATGATTTCATGCCTTAATTGCTTTTTCATAAGTTTTTCAAAATCACCAACTTCGCTTACATTATTGTTTCTGATTTTGATTACATGCGCTGTATAGTCGCAAAAACCATCAATCGTTTCTTCTTCAAACGCTTCTCTAATTATTTCGTATTCAGTTCCAAGAATATTTACTTTTTGCATTTATTTCTCCACTAACTCAAATCTATACTTCTGCTTCACATCCGGGTGTTTCTTCCTGTCTACTTCGCTCACAAACATTCCATAAGGTCTGCACCACACGCCATTAGAGCATTCGTAAACTACCTTGAACTGTCCCGGCATTTCGCTATCTTGTGCAATATACAGAACTTTCACTGTTTCGCCCTTGAAGTGCCTGCACACCTGTCCGGGTTCAACTCTTCTATTGCTCACTGTCGGCGGTTCGCTGTTGAAATACTTCTCGCATTCTGCCAAATCACAGTTCTCTCTCATAAGCGGATGCTTTTCATCCAGCTTCTTAATCTCTGCTTTCTGTACGTGAATGTGTTGTCCTACAAGTGGAAATCCACAGCCGTAAAGCATTTTTGCCTTAATGTGGTGTGGTTCAAGTCTGCCTGTCGGGTCTATAAGATATCCACTTATTTTAAAAATCTTAGGTATCATATAATCACCTCTCCAATCTTATGATCGTGTGAAATTCTTTTTCAGATAAGGCACTTTCAGTCACGAGCCAAAGGCTATCGTCAGCAATATTCCTAGAAGCATATACTTTGAATAAAAGTCCAGAAACAATAACATTTTGGCATTTATTTGTCATTGACAAACCATCAAGACTTTTTGTAGGGACAGCAAACGACAGCACATATGTACTTTCTGCCCCGGTTAAGAGTTTTTGATAGTCCATGTGTTCAGAAATAATTGTTTCCCCGGTAGAATAAAATTTAATATTCCACCCGATACGGTTTTTTAGATCAATCATTGCATCTGCCGTCATGTTCGGCGTTTCATCGACTACCGTTTCCTCTGCCGGATACATTTCCCAATCTTCCGCAAGCATATCTTCTTGTGTTGGTGTCCAGTTTGGCTGAAAGCTTCCTTTTCTTGTGTAACTCATAATGCAGTCCGAGAATTGTTCATCTTCTGGTGGAATCGGAAGAAACGTTTTTGTTGTTAAACCTTTGTTTCTCCCAATAAAAATAAACTGCCTTTTCCCATTAAAAAAGTTTTCTTTCCATACATTACGTGTAACTTTCTTTCCTTTTTTCATGCATTTTATGGCTTCTCCGAAGTTCATGCCTATACCACCCTTTCAATCTTATCATTTACTCTTTTACTCAATCTCTTGACTGTAGACACACTCACATTCATTTGTTCTGCACAGTCCTCTAAAGGCATAGCTTTAGCACGGAGCCGGAACAGTTTTAATTCATCCGATGTAAAGTTGCATTCTAACTCAAAATAGTCAAGTTCTGGTCGTGTAAAAGAGTATATTTTCATAATTCCTTTGGTTTTTTGTCCGTCATAGCATTTACAAGCTCTTCCCGAGTTTTTTTTAAACCCTCAATGTTATTCCCTGTGATTTTGTTTTCGATCAAATTAAACATACTTCTCATTAATAGATTCATATCATCCCTCGTATTCCTTATGTTCTTATAATCGTTATCAAGCTTCTGATTAATCCCTGTGATAGATGTTTCAATGTTCGTTATTCGCTTTTCAATCTGTTCAATACGGTTGTCCTGTTTTTCTTTTGGTGCTTTCCATGATTTGTACCACCCGGAAAGCACAGCAACAGCACCGCCGACAACAGATATAGCACCGCATATAGCAAGTATCTGTGTTATTAGTTCCATGTGTTACGCTCCATAATTCAATCCGATTCCGGCTTGTCTGTATATCTCTTTTCGCATTCTCTCTTTCAGTTCCTCTACATCAATAGTGACTGTCGTGTTTTCTGCAACCTTTACATTTCTGTAATCATGAGCCTTTAATACAGGTGATGCCATATCTTCAATAACCGGTGAGGTAAAAGGTGTAAGATACGCTTCTTTCTCCAACCGCTTATTCTTGCACTTGTCCTTAAACGGACAAGCTCTGCACATTTTTGCCATTCTTGTCAATCCACTCATTTTACATCACCTTTCGCATTAAGATATCTTTGTGCTGCTTTTGCTGATCTCACAGCCTGTGACCTATCCCACTGTGCTACCCGTAGGCGTTCCGAATATTCTTTAAGACCATTATCTTTGCAGAACTCACGGTATTGCTTATTCTGCCGTCTGAGTACCGCTGATTTGCGGTCATACATCTGTTGCAATTCGAATTTAAGCTTGTCATCTCCGCTTGCATCTATAGCAGTCTGCAAATTCTGAATCTCTCTCTTGCTGTTGCGAATGCGTCTTTCTATAAGCCGTTGCTTTTTCGCACGCTCTTCCGCTTTGATATTGTCTTCACTCGACAAGTTAATATCTGCATATGGATTGTTTTCACCGTCACCTGATCCGAAAGAGTGTCGGCAGTTCACGCCACACAACCCTGTCACCGTTCCGTAGCCTGTTGATGTTCGGAAGTCCGGGAACCTCTTGTCTTTGCCTGTACGGGAATAGAATTTTCCTTGCCACCAAAAGTGGTTCGTTGGATTGGTACCGCCATCACCAATTCGCGCACCCACATGTGCAGATACTAAGATGGTATCCCATTCCAATTCTTCCATTCGTTTTAGCGCGATTGCTCCGGCACACTGGCTTATCCCTGTGCGGACAGTCATCATAGTAGCTGATTCAATGCTCATTTCTCTACCGGACGGATACGATACTTTAACACCTTGCTTTATCATCCTGTCAACAGCATTTCTGACAGCTTGTGTGTATGATACGGCACCGCTTGATGCCATGCGGTAAGCATTGTCCACCTCTTTTAAAAACAACTTCTGTGCTTCATCTGCAGTTGTTCGTGTAAGGTTTCTCCATTCTCCGCACGTAGCGTTATAATCTCTTTCCAGTATTCTTAGTAATGCCGGAGATTGCAATAAGGGCGTAGGTGATAGTCCTACCGCCCTATATATCGCATCGTCTCTCTCGATAGCTTTTATACCGGCTTCTTCAAATGCGCTTTTAAGTTCTCTCTCTTGCTTTTTCGTTTTGTCAGCAATCTCTTTTTGTATGTCTTCCAGTAAGTATCCGGATTCTTGCAACACCTGTATTTGCCACCTGTCCGTAGCCGTAAGGAGATAATCTTCTCCACGACCTATACGTACCATTATGCGCTCAACGATCATGTCCATGATGTTCTTGTGCATGTCCGACGTTATCTTTTCCGCACCCTCTGTCACATGGAAGAGATATTCCGGTGTAAGCATTACTTACCCTTTCCATCTGGCCATGCAAGAAGAATTAAGAAGAACACACAAACCACAATAATATTAATAGTACTTGTTGCCATCTTTATTCCCCCTCTACTTCTGGAATACCGGCCACAGATGTAAGCAAGCTTGCTACTCCGGCTACGGCTGTTACTCCGATTGCATATTTCCAGTCAATTTCATAGATTCCTTTTCCTACAATCACAAATCCAAGTGCTGTCTGTGCCATCGTCTTAACGCATCTTATGCCTGTTGCTTTCAGCCATTTAACAGTGTTTACATTTGGTTTCAATACACAATTTTTAAACATAATATCACTCCTTTTCTTAAGTTTACGAAAGAATAATGTATGTGTTGTACCCTATTCTTCTTCAAACAATCCGCTGTCCGGCTTGTTCTGTTTCTGTGCTTCTTTTATCATTGCTTTCGCTTCTTGCTCTGTCATTCCCTCGAATTTTTCAAAATACATCCATGCCGGAACCTTGCCCTGTACCACATAGTTCCACCACCGTGCACGATCATCCTCTAAGTTGTATACAAGGTCTTCAAAATCGCATGCAGTTTGGTAGTTCGTTGCCGGAATAGTTCCGTTTGCTGTGCCGACTGCATACAGGATATAGATGATTCTGTGCAGTACTCCATCATGGTTCTTTCCGTCCAAAATGTTTCGGAATGCCTGGATGGTATGCAGTGTACGTCTATCGTCAGATTCTACCTGTGTTGCTGTCTGTATGCCTTGATTCTGGTCGAAAGAGAAATATCCATTTGAGAATCCGCATTTGTATCCGATGATGGACAGGTAAAAGTTAATAGCACTCACTCTATCTGTTACAAGTAGAGTAGGCACATGTTCATGAATGGTATTGTCTTCATTTATTCCTTGCTCCAATCCGCTCACAAATCTTGGTAGTTCAATCCCCTGTGCGTTTGCGAATTGTATAGCAGACTGTGACACAAATGTCATGTGCTGACTGTCTTCCTGTTCGTCTCCCATCTTGCTAAGAGCAATATCCAACCACCTCAATTCTTCGATGCATTCCGAAAATGCCGGAACAGTCAGTGGAGATTCCTTGTCAATTGCATTTGCGTAAGGATTTCGCCAGTAGACAAACAGCGGATATTCTAACCCATGTACGTACACTTCCGGCTCAATATCTTTCCACTCATCTACCCTGTCAAGCGTGATCTCTGTACCAATCATATCTTTGTTGTCTGATTTATAGGCCTTGCTGGATATATGGTATACACGTTCCAGTCCGACATCTTCAAATCTGTGATACTCTGCTTTCGTGTAGTATTTGTCGTTTTTCTTTAGGTATGAGAAAAAGATAGCTGCTAACGCATCCCCGTCCGTGTTGGTGTCTGTAATCAGAAAGTAATCCGGATCCAAAAACTCCACATCGTCACCATTGCTCTTGACCATCATTCCACAGGTCGCACAGCTTTCCTCTTGTTTCTCCTGTAACGTGTTCATTACTCTGTCGAATCTCTTTTGCAGTTCATTATTCCCTGTAATCTTGATATCCGTATTAAACAGTGTGAGGTTCGCTATCTCACGACAAATCACATTCGAAAACCTTGTTGGCTTTATTTTCCCACTGGTACACCACTTTGGTACACCAGATCTCATGCTTTTATACAGCGACAGGGCGGTATCCATATCAGAAGACCGCCCTGTTTCAATTCCGAATATGTTTTTAGCGTCATTTACTTTAACCATTTTATTCCATACCGCCTTAATCTTTTCTATCAGTCTCATTGTTTCACTCCATTAATATTGCCATCTTAAGCGTCTGCGTAAGAATGTATAGCAGAAATACCTTGTATCATCCATAGCGTGGTCATTCTCTTTAATAACTGCATCCTCACTCTTTTCTTCATCCCATCGGTACATACCGAATTCGTTAATACAGTCTTTACAGTCTTCGTATATCTTAAGCATGCCTTTGTTTAGCATGGTTGTAACCACACGGATACCGTCAAGCACATCATTATCTGCTTTCTTTACTGTATATTCTCCATACTTCTTAATGACTTCGATGAAAGATGCAGCAGACGGATCTATGATGATGCAATACACCTTTCTATCACCTATCAGCTCTTTCAGCATTTTATAATAAGCTTCATCATCCACTCTCTTCCCGGTCTCACGGCTGTTATAATACACTTCTGCTTCTCTCTGTGCAGTGCGTCCGTTAAACGCCCACAGTCCGGCAGAGAACGGATTAACTGTACCGTAGTCAATAGATACGATGTATTCTTTCACTCCTGTCATGTGTTCGTGTGCTACGTGCTTGGATTCGTCAAACATCTGATAGACAAGTCCCTCAGCCACACACCACAGTCCTAAGATATACCGTTTGAAGAATACACCTACATACATGCTTCGGTATCTCTTTTTAATTGCTTCAGACAGAGACAGGTTATCATCCATCGTAAAATGCAGATACAAGATATTCTTCTGATCACACTTATCAATCCAGTTGACTTTGAACCAGTGTCGAGGTCCGTCCGGGTTGCAGTTGAACCAGTATTTAGAACCTGTCACTGAGCAACGGCCTGTTGCCTGGTTGACAAACGATTCCGGCATTAATGCCACTTCGTCAAAAAACATTCCGGCAAGTGTGATTCCCTGTATCAAGTCCTGTGAACGTTCATCTTTACCGCCGAATATGTAGAAGAAATTCTTCACATTTCCTTTGCTGACCACAATAAGGTTGTCCGACCGATGGTCTACCACTGTATATCCACGGCTTTTCAACATCAGTTTCAGCCAGAACAGCACATTACGCCGAAATGATCCGATAGTCTTTCCGGCCATACCGAAATTCTGTTGATTGAATGCGCTCATTGCCCACAGGACATAAGACAGCGACATGCACAGCGTCTTACCGCTTCGGATAGCTCCGTCAGCTATGATTCCCTCTTTGTTCTTTACAGGACTGGATTCACACCACCAGGTAAGTACTTTCTTCTGTTTAACAGAAAAAGTCTTGAACTCAAATCCTTGCTTCTTAGCCTTTTCTTTCATGGCAACTGCATGCTTCATAATGCTTTGCCGGATGTTTTGTATTCTGTTCTCAATGCTACTCATCCGTCCATACCTCTCTCGCTGTTGCATTTAAGGCATCCAAGAAGTTGTCAGTGCTTTCTTCCTCTGGTGTAGAATCTTTGTATTGTGCTTCTAATTTGGCAAGTTCGATATCCATTCGTCTATCGTCCATATTGCGCTTGAGTAATTCTTGTGCACACTTTGTGCGTTCGGATAGTGGAGCGTCTAAGTCGAATTGATCTTTCACTTCTCCACGCATGACAGATGTAAGATACTGCATAATCTCAGTGATATCTGCGATACGTGCATCATCTATTTGTTTTTGTCGTTTCTGTATATATTCCAAAACGACAGGTTTTTTCATATTCTCCGCTCCGGCTTGTCTCGCCGTCTTCTCACTATATCCGGCTCTCTTTGCAGCTTCTGTCTGATTCCCGCACTTTAAGAATTCATCAGCAAACGCTTTCTGCTTCGGAGTAGGTTCTTTCCCTTTCGGCATCTACCCACCCTCTTCCACGTATTCATCTACTTTGGTAAAACACTTTCTTACCATATCTGTGCTAATCTCTATTCCCTTTTTGCTAATAGACCACTTTCTGTTCTTTCCTCTCTCTACTTTTGCAAGTATAACCGTGCCCTCTCGTGGTATCTCTGCCGGTGCAATATATATATCTCCATCTCTACATTCCCATGTTTTTTCAGATCTGCTACCATCATTGTTGACACTAGTACATTTTTTAGTATTAGAATGGCATCTTAAAAACTGTACGTCCATGCTACTCACCGCCCTTGTCTGTTCTAAACAGTCTCTTTCTGAGGTTACTGTACCTGTCTGTAATGACATCCAGTGCAATGTTGAGTGCTTGTATTGTTCCATTCTGTCTGTTGTGTTCTTCTACCAGTCTCTTATTCTTTGCAATAAGTTCCTGTACTTCGCACAATGCCCGTTCTCCGACAGCCTTTGCGTCTTCTACCTCTTTTTGCAGATACTCATTCTTTTCTTTCAGCTTTTCGTTCTTTGTAATCATGTCACTGAGTTTCTTCTGCATTTCTTCTTTAATCATGTTTTCTGTTTCTTCCGCATAAGTCTCAATCATTCTTTCACCGCCCTCCATATATCGTTTAAACAATTTACAATCTCTATCTGTGATGCTGTTCGGATAATTTCATAGTCATAATATTTCCATTTCCTGTTTTTCTTTCGCTCTAATACTCTGGTAGATAGGATGTACATGGTGATAAGTCTATTTTGCTCCACGGAATAAAACTGGCTTGTCCCCATCTTTATAACTAATCCTTTTTGCAGTATTGCTTTCTGTAACTTTTTAGCAATGCTATTTAGATTTGCCATGCTTATCTACCTCCCGGCATTAAACCATGCATCAAAATTCTTCATTCTTCTTTTCCTTGCCCGGTCATAAGTGGTTGTTGTCCGGCTTGCATCATGCATAGCACTTGTATCCCCTTTCTCTATCTTTCGGTTAAACTCATGCATCTTATCCTGTGCCTTATTACTTGCTGTCAAAAGATTTCTATACTCTTTTGCAAGTCTCTGGTTCTTGTACAGTGCATCCGCACTTCCAAGCTTTGCTATCTTTCTTTTCGTTTCATTTAATCTGTCTCTATAATATTCGCTTATTCTTTTTGCTTCTTTTTTGTCCTTGACAGAATCAATAAACTCTATGTTTCCGCTCTGCGCCGTTTTTTCCAGTTTGACATCTTTCTTAACTGTTCCGCTCCCACGTAATGCGTCACTTTTCTTGGACGCATTGTAGAATATCCTCGCCGCCCCCTTGGCCACAGGGGTTCCGCTTATCGCACTTGCGCTACCTCTACCGCCCATTTTATTTACCTCTTTTCCTTTCCGTCAGTTCTTCTCCGAACGACTTAATCTTTACAATGTTCCCTGTGCACTCTTCCGGCACCTGTCCATAAAATAGTACTGTCTCAGGTTCCAATCTTCTCAGCATCTCGTCATATCCATTTAAGAATAACGCTTTCCGTTCCTTACTATTCATTACTCCAACACTGGATACTGCTACCACACCGCC